GGTCCGGTTTTCTCTTGGTCATGTGAACGCACCAGCCAGGTCACCGAGGAGAGCTGCGATGTGGCCCGCCCCCAGGAGCCAGCCGAGTACGAATGCAAAGGCGTTGTCGACGACCAGGCGCTTGACCTGCTCGGGGAAGCTCTCGTCGGCGTGCTCGTGGTGTTCAGGCATCAGGCATCACCGGCCAGTTGTCTGCGGCCTCGTTACTGGAATCGAACCCGCCGAGATCACGAAGCGCCTGGCGGTAGTCACGCCAGGCTGCCGAGAGAGTGACATCCTTGAGAGCGCGCCAGTCACACTCGAGAAGAGCTTGTTCTCGCTTTGCCCGAACCTGAACCCATGAGAGGTCCTCCTGGTAGGTGGAAATGATCGACCCATCGGGGGAGCAGGTGGTGACTGTCCTCAATTCGTACCCCTCCAACCAATCTTCGGCATATCGTACATAGTTTGAGCCGTGTTCCAAACAGTGCTCGTGGTATAGGATGCTGGGAGCGTGTAGTTGGTCTCACCATCGGCTTTCAGACCGCTGTATGATCCATCGCCCCAGAAGTCATTCATTTTGGTGGCGCGATATATCGATGGAAAGGTAGTGTAGGCGTCGTCAGCGACAATTGCCAATGAATACCAGGTCTTCGCCTCGAGTGTGATGTCTGATGCAGGCGATACTTCCACCCGCCCACCGGTATCGGTTGCGTAGCTGAGCTCGGAGTTCGTGACCTTCACCATCGGTCGCCCGACATCGAAGCCAGTATCATCAGCTGTTGACAGCGTGTAGATCGCCAGGGACCCCGTGGAGTCTGCATCACCGGAAGTGCCCCCGAAGAAAAGCGCGAACCCGTGTGGATCTGAAGCGGTGTCTATCTTCGTGTGATCGCCGCTGTAAAAGGGATAATGCGAAGGGGTATAGAAAAGTGAAGTCAGGGTGGCAGTACTGGCAAATGCCTGGGCGATTGGGGCGATAGGAGTGAATCCGTTATCGCCGCTGTTCTCTGTGGGTGTGAATGGTGCGTAGATCGGGGCGTCTGATCCGCCACCAGCCTCGAGCAGTCCCGTCCACTCGCCGGATACGCATAGCCTGGCTAGATTGACGATGATGAGGTCCACCATTTCCTGCTCGTTCATGTCCTCGATCGAGATGGGTTCTCCGACGCTCTGTACCTGGTCGAACGTCACAGAGTCTAGATCGAGGTTCTGCAGTAGTGGAAAGACCCTCTTCGAAGGCTTACGATCCTCAGCTCTCATGCTAACAGCCCCTCCCATTCAGATTTGACCGATAGCCTGGCGAGGTTGACGATGATGAGGCGGATGCATTCTTCTCGGTTCAGCTCTTCAATGCTGATCGGATCACCCACATCCTGCACGTTGCTGAAAGATATCTGCCTGGCACCGTCTCCAGCCTCGAGAGTCTTGGTCTTCAGGAGCTTGTACACGCGCGGGGAGATCGAGTGGGGCATCATCTCATCCCCACGACGAGCATGACATAGCCCCAGAAGTTATTGGGAATCGCGCTGGAGATATCGAACTGGCCCGGCCCTGCCCCGGTTCCAGTGCCGACTCCTCCTCCTGTCCCTGCTGCTGCTGCCGCGGCTGCTGCTGCTGCAGCTGCTTTGTTTGCCTCTTGCTGGGCTAGTCTCCTCTGCACCTCTGCGAGTTGTGCCGCTGAGACCCCACCGATCTGTTGACCAGTGCCGGATAATCCGCCACCACTTACCTGTACCAACGCCGACACCTCACTTGAGCTGCTTGGATCGCATTTTGGCTATTCTCTCGATGCTGTCGAGGTCTTTGGTCGAGATGAAGTCACGAAGATAGAGCTTCTTCGCCTTCGAGAGTATCTCCGCGAGTCTTCTGCGGCCAGCAGCCTTAGTCATCCGCGCCAATTTCTCACCCCTAAGCACTCGTCAGGAACTGGGCTTTGAAATTCAGGTTCACCGGTGCGCTGAGATCCGCTGGGAGTGGTTGCATGACTGACGGGTCGGTGTCGGTGACGCTGCCGACGACGTTGCCCAGGGCGTCGACGATGTAAGCTCCGTTGGTTTCGATGAGAGCTGCGTCGACTGTGATGAAAGTGGCGGATGTGCAGATCTGGCCCTGGAGCGTGTCGCCAATGCTGTTGCCAGTCTGGATGTCAACCAGTTCGTTGGTGGCCCCGCCGCTGGGCGTGACGTGGAAGATCCTAGAGATTCCCTGGTTGGTGTAGACGGCGAGACTAGCTCCTCGGTCAGCTGCGGTCTGGGTCATCACCTTGAGGAGATCACCGGCCTGCAGTGTGAAGGGGGCCCACAACCTCGGAGTGAAGGTGGATGCTCCCTTCACGCAGACGGCGATGTTTGCAGCCACGACGCCCTGCCTGAGGATGTAAGCGTATGAGATGCCGACGCTTCCAGACACGAGACCATGAGTGACAGTCTTGCCAGGCGCATAGTCGCCGATGTTGATCGCACTGACGGTGTACACGGTGTCAGTGGTCAGAGATGTCTCCGTTCCCTCGACGACTTCGAGCTTCAGCGGGATGTTCGTCCCGTCACTGCATGCCAGGTTCCCTACACAAGTTGTCGTTGCCATAGGATCACAACCTCACTCCGATGCCCAGGGGCTTCATCATATTGCGATTCACATTGGCAATAGGCTTCCGCAGGAGCTTCTTAGCGAACTTGAAGGTGATTCCGATCCCTATTGCCTGGACAGCCATGGCCTGATAGGATGCCATGAAGTTTGTTTGCATGGCATCGAAGGACGATCCGGGGTCAGCGACCAGGGAGGAGAGTGAAACACTACCTCCGCCGTTCGTGGTGGCCATCGCTGTACCACCAGTGCCGTCGAATCCGATGAAACCGACTGGAGTGTTATTGGCCACACCGCCGACGAGCACGGATGCGTAGGCGTAGCTCTCAGCGAGATTGATGAGGCTGATTGTCTTCGGTGATCGGCGTCGTGACTTCTTCCTTCGGCGTGCCATTGACCTCGAAACTGGACGAAGTCGCTAATAATCCTATTGAAAGTGGTCAATTGTCTATTCGAACTTTCCATCAGGTGCTCTCTGCGTAACCACGGCGTCAATTGTGTTCATCTTCTGAGTCGCCATGCCTTGAATGAGCTGCGCAATCGCAGTCTGGATCGGATTAGGAGCTTCGAAGTCACCGATCCCCCCTTCGAGCATGCGATCAATGGTACCCTTGAGTGCAATAGCCAGGCGTTCATCGAGTAATTCCAGCATGTTTGCTAGCTCGATCCGTAGCCAGAGGCCCAAAGACACGATCGAAAGCAGGCAAATGACGTTCAAAACACCCAAAATGAGCAGTTCAGCGGCTACCATGTCTGTGCAACCACCATCGTCCGCCCATCAACCTTCCCTCACGACCCGATTTCATTCAAAATACCAAGGAATCTTGATACCCGGTGGCTATTGTGGGCTGGTCATCGCCGGCGGGAGGAGGTGTGGCTGAATGGGGCTTCGCCCCAGAAGCCAGAGAGGGGTATACCTTCCGCGAGGATATTAATAAATAAAAGTTCAAGTAGGGGCATCGGCTCGGCTCAATTGTGAAGGAAATAGATGACACCCCCCCTGAAAGTGAAAGTGTAATCGTAGACTTGCTTGTCCTCGAGACTTGGATCGCTCTCTGGGCGGACAATCTGCGATTGATTGAACGCCTTGAGACCTTAGAGGTCGAAGTAGCCGACCTACATCACCGACGCAGGGTCTCCCGCCAGCAAGCTGTGGATCAAGACCCGGAGTGGCACTGATGGATAAGTTGGTATTCGATTTCTGCGGCATGTGCACTTGTTTCAAGTGTAAGGCAGAAAAACAGAGGTTGTTGGCGTATGTTTTCGGGGATGATTGAATGAGCGAGGTGAGAAATTGGCGAGCACGTTGTCCTCGTCAGGATTGCCAGGGCCCTCTGATAAACTGCTTCTCGAAGAAGTACACTCATCGCTGCATGCGATGCAATAAATACTGTGTGGTAGGTGAGTGAATGCCAGGAATAACCGCCAACCTGACGAACGTTGCCTTCGCCATCTGGGAGGACGTGCCTAAGAAAACTCGGCGACCAGTTAATTCAATGGGGGGGCCGATGGAAGAGGGACGTTCTGCCTGGATCTCATCGGTCATCATCGATCACCATCAAGAGATGAAG